AATTCTTAATAGATTCATCATAAGGAAACTCAAGCATTCCTAAACCATAAATTAAAATTTCTATAACTTTCATATATTTAGTTCAAAAACATCAAACTCAATGCCTTCTAATTCTTTTGGTTTACCTTTAGGGTAGTCAGGCCATACTTGGAATTCTTCTCCTGTTGTATCACTTTTACATCCTGCAACTAACCAATCCCATTTAAACTCTCCATCTATAACAAATTCGTTCATCACTTCGTATCTTCCATCAGGTTTTTGTAAAAGTAATTCTTTTTTACACTCTTCCATAGTTTTATACCAACCTTCCATTTGGAAAGTTTGTTGTGTTTCTATTGGACTATGACCAATTAGATATGCAAGTATTAATATTTTAAAGTCGCCCATAATTTGCCTTTGCTATATACCAACTATCAACTATATCTGATACAGGATTGCCTGCTTTTTCTGTATCTAATATCTTTTTTAAATCTGTTTTTGTATCTTTACAAAATTGTTCATACATCATTTCTTTATCTGCATTACCTTTACCTGTAGCAAGTTTCTTAACAACACTTGGTACAATAACATTATAATCATATTTTAATTCTGATAATCTATATTTAAGTATGCCACAATTTTCTGCTATTTGAAATAATGCTTGACCTTTAGAACCATAAGAATAGTTTTCTATTGCTATTGCTAGTTTAGAAGCGTCTGGATGATTTAATCTTAATATTTTTAAAACCCAATCAGAAATTTGAGTAAATCTTTGGATAGGATTTGTATAAGGTTGATGTTCATAACCAATTATATTACCAAATTTGCCCATATGTTTTTTCTTATTAGTAAGAAAATAAAAATGACTATTCTCAAATTTAAAGTCATTTGTAACACATATAGCAGGACTTGTTAAACTATAATCAATCCCAACTTGTTTCTTCATTTTCATCTCCAATATCATCTTCTTCATCTACTTCATAACTACAAAATGGACAAGACATAGGTTTCATATCTGTTTCTTCTTCATTATATTTTATAGTATAAGTTACTTTACAATTGCCACAGGTATACCTAATACTGTTTACTATATCATCTTCCATAATATATTTTATAATTTAAATTTCTTAAATTGGTCTTTCTGTACATCTTGTTTAATACCACCGATAACATAGCTTTCTATTTCGGTCTCCTGTGGTGCATTTTGTAAAGACCTACTATTTAACCAATGGTCAACCCAAGGTAATGGATTAACTTTCTGGTCATATTGTGGTTCTAAACCAATTGCTCTCATACGTCTATTTGCCATATATTCTACAAATTGATGTAATAATTTTTCTGACAATCCTATCATAGAACCTTTTGAAAATAAATAAGTTGCCCAACGTTTCTCTTGACCAACTGCATTTTCATACATAGTATAAACTTCTTTTTCTGTATCTCTCATTACTTTATTCATAATTTTATCATTTTCATTATCACGATAATTATTAAGTATTCTTTGTGATATTGATAAATGTAAAGTTTCATCACGTGCTATTAATGATAATATTTTAGCAGAACCTTCTAATAACTTTAATTCTCCAAATGCAAACGAACAAGCAAAAGAAACATAAAATCTTAATCCTTCTAATATATTAACAGTCATTAATGTTAAATATAATTTCTTTTTCAATTCATACATATCTACACTATCAGGTTTCAATTGCCATTTATAACCTAAATTAATTAAATCATCATATCTTTGTGTTATACTCATTGCTCTTTTCTCAATCTTTTCATCTGAAATTATAGTATCAAAAACTTCACTAGGATTTGAATATAAATTTTTAATGATATATGTATATGAGTGTGAGTGTATGTTTTCAAAAAAGTCCCAAGCAATGACACAACTCTCTAATTCAGGTATTGAAACAAAAGGTAAAAATGCTAAGGCAGGTCCTCTACCTTGTACACTATCCATCATTGTTTGATATTTTAAATTAGATGTAAATATAAACTTACTTGGTTCATTTAATTCTTTATAATCTGCAATATCTTTTTGTAAAGATACTTCTTCTGGTCTCCAAAAATAACCTAATTGTTGTTGAAATAGTTTTTGAAAGATAGGATATTTTAGTTCATCATATCTTTGCACTTGTAAATCTTTACCAAAAAACATAGGTTGTTTAGTATAGTCTAGTTTCTTATCTGTATTGAATACACTTTTAGTCATTTATTGGTTCTAATTCTGCTTGTAATCTTTCTGATTCTGTTAATTTATAATGGTGTTCATCACTATCACCTGCCGTCCACTTATCTACATTATCTACACTATACTCCCTAGTAGATACTTTATAATCTGGTCTTCTTGGTTTACTAGGTGTTAATGATTTATCATAAAACAAAACTCTATTATTAGGTTGAGCGGCAAAATGTCCATTATCTAACTTTAATATATTAAATGATTTATGTTGTGATGGATTTTCACTATAACCTACATTTAATTCTTTATTCGTTGCACTACAACTATCTATACTAAACATATAATTACCTTCATACATTTTTTTAGATGGTGACAAATATGTACATCTATTACCACTTATTAACTGTTTCTCAACAACTGTAATATCATAATCAAAACAATCCCATAACTGTAATTCACTTAATTTTAAATCTTCTTTTGTTTCTTTCCATACAAAAGCATTTATAGGCAACTTATCATATAAAGCACCTGTTTCATACAAATAAGTTTCAAAATATAATGCTCTTCCTTGAATACTTTTTACTGTACACCAGATACCTGGTTCAAATTCTCCAAAACCTTTTTCTAAATCGTAAAGATATTGTTTTTTAACTAGTACTTCCGTATGTGGTACATTTGCACATAAAAATGCCATAAAATTCCTTTATATTACACAGGTTTCACATTCTTCTTCTTCTTGTTTCTCCATTTTAGTTTTAGTTTCTGGTACATCATCTTTCCAACCAATAGGATGTACAGGTTCCTCAACATCTTTCTTACTATCATATGTGTTTTGATAATAAGAAGTCTTCCAACCTAATTTATAAGTTGTCAATAAATCTTGCGCCATTACTGATAATGGTATTTCTCCTTCATCATAATTTTCAGGATTATATGACCAATTACCACTAATTGATTGGTCAAAATATTTTTGCATTACTGCCACTATGTTTATATATCCTTCATTAGATTTCATATCCCATAATAACGTATAATTATTTTTTAATTTTTTATAATCAGGCACAACTTGTTTTAATGTACCTTTCTTACTTTTCTTAACTGAAATATAGTCCCTAGGTGGTTCAATGCCGTTAGTAGCATTGCAAACCACACTAGAGCTTTCAGATGGCATTTGAGCCGTGAGTGTGCTATGTCTTAACCCAAATTCCAAAATATCTTTCCTCAAGTCTTCCCATTTATATGATAGTTTCCGAGATACAATCTCATCAACTTCTTTTTTATAGGTGTCTATTGGTAAGATACCTTCTGAATACTTTGTTTTATTAAAGTCTTTACATTGACCTTTTTCTTTTGCTAATTCATTACTAGATTTTAATAGATAATATTGGAATGCTTCTGATAACTTATCTACTTCTTTACAAGCAGTTTTAGTTTCATAACCAACTCCTAGAGTTGCCAAATAGTGAGCAAGACCAATATATCCAATTCCTAAACTTCTTCTATTTCTTGTAGAAATTTCTGCCGCTTTAACTGGATATTTTTGATGGTCTATAACTTCATCTAGTGACCTTACTGCTAAATCACATAAACCTTCTAATTCATCTAAATCTTTTAATAGTCCAACATTAATTGCTGATAAAATACACAATGCAATTTCTCCTTCACCATCTATATGACTTATAGGGTCTGTAGGTAAAGTAATTTCTTGACATAAGTTAGACATATAAACTCTATCTTTAAAAGAGGAGTGAGTATTACAATGGTCTATGTTCATTATGTAAATACGACCTGTTTCTGCTCTTTCTTTTAAAATTGACATAAACAAGTCCTGTGCTTTTACTTTAGTTTTCCATACACTTGTTTTTCTTTCTGCTATTTCATAAAGTTTATCAAATTCTTTTGTACCCCACGCTTCATAAAGTTCTGGTACTTCGTGTGGTGAAAATAATGTTATATCTTCATCATTAATAAATCTTTCGTAAAATAATTTTGATAACTGTATAGAGTAGTCTAATTTTCTTACTCTATTATCTTCACTACCTTTATTATTTTTTAATACAATTATATCTTCTATTTCTTTATGCCAAATAGGGAAGTGAACCGTTGCCGAACCTCCTCGTACTCCGTTTTGAGTACAACACTTAACAGTTGCTTCAAATTTTTTAAGAAAAGGAATAACGCCAGTATGTTGTACTTC